CTATCAAAATAACTAATAAATTATGAAACACATTAAAAAATTCAATGAAACAAAAAAGGATGAAAAGGTTGAAGACCAAGAAGTTCTTTTTAATGCTGAAGTTTTAGTAGATAAAGATGAGAAACCATCATTTACAACTGATGTACAAGAAGACCAAGAAAAGGTTAAAAAAGAATTTGATAAACTAATGAAAGTTAAAAAATTTGAAAACTTCACAATCGAGATTGAGGTTAAACCTGAAGGTGAAGAACATGAAGAAGAATATCATGAAGAAGAGCCAGAGACTTTACAAGAGCCAGTATCTCAAGAGTTGAGTTGTGGATGTTGTGATGATTGTACTTGTGGTACTGAAGAAGTTGAAGAAACAAATCCAGAGACAGAGGTTAAAGTTATGAATATGGCTGACTTTATGAACTCTCTTGGTCAATAAAAAAATATAATTTTATGAAAATTATCAAATTCACAGAATCTGTAAATGTATCAGAATCTCTTAAATATCACTTAGAGAATAATAAGCCTATTACTGAAAATATATTCAGACCGGGTTCAGAAGCTTTCTATGAAGTAATCAAAGAAGCTAGAGAATTATTTGACTTAGGTAGAGTTAATCTATGTGATGTCGATAAAGAACTTTATGAATCAACCGATATTGGTAAATTTGGAATGTACAATGGTGAACTAGTTCCTTTGGACTTACCAATGGAGTTTGTTGTTGAGACAAATCAACCAGCATTTTCTATACACGATGTAACACCTGATTTCAAGTATGACGTTATGGGTAAAATGGTTACAAATATTAAACCATTGGCTTGGACTAAAAACAAAGAGGCTTCTTGTATCACATTCGAAGGTGAGTTTGATGGTATGCCTTGTAAGTGTAAATATGATGATGGTCAAGATGCTTATGTATTTGAGGCTAAATATCATAATAAAGAAGTTAAATTGAACTACCCTATGAGAGGTGGTTCTAAAAAGTATCAAGTTTATGTTAAGAACCCTAAAACTGGCAAAGTTAAAAAGATAGCATTTGGTGATGTACATGGTGGATTAACTGCTAAGGTTAGTAATCCTAAGGCAAGAAAGTCATTTGCGGCTAGACATAACTGTGATATGAAGAAAGATAAAACTAAAGCCGGGTATTGGGCTTGTAGAATTAATAAATATGGTCACTTGTGGGGTGGAAAAACTTATCCGGGATTCTGGTAATATGAAACATTTACAATCATATAAAATATTTGAATCAGTTAATAAAATGTTTGTTAAAGACTTTTTAACAGACTTTGGTACACTCATATCTCTTAATTTTAGTCAAATAACTAAAATGGGTAAAGATGCTGATGCTACAAAGGAATTAACTCTTATGATGCAACAACTTAGAAAGCCAATAATAAATGGACAAACTTACTTTGACTTTATTAAAGATAATATAAATACTGTTCCAAATAATCCAAAGTTACTTTCTACACTTTTAGGTATAATAAGAGATTACCTAATTTATATAGAACCGAGAGTTAGTAAATTTGTAACGGATGAGCCAGCTTCAAATGGCATCAATTATAAAGAAGCTTGGTTAAATAGAATTGAAAAAATTAAAAACGACTATAAGTTAATAGTAAGTCAATAATATGTCATTGCCATTTCAAGAAACTAAATTAGAAAATAATGTATTTATCAGAGAGTTCAAACAAGATACTGATTCTGGTGAATTTATGTGGCATCGTGATAGAGAAGATAGAATAATCGAATCTATTGGTAAAACAGATTGGTTGATTCAAATTGATAATGAATTACCTAAAGAAATAAATGAGAAGGTATTTATACCAATGGGCGCTTATCATCGATTAATAAAAGGTACAAATGATTTGAAAATAAAGTTAATAAAAAACCCATCTTAAAGATGGGTTTTCTTTTTAGTCAGCTTTGACTTTATAATTTTCGTTGTATATTCTAATGACTTCATCGAACTCATTTACAATACCTGATTTGAATTTATCATTATCATAGGATTGTTTTAAGATATACTCTTTAATATAATCCTCATATTCTAATTGAACTGATATCTCCATTCCGTTTTCATCAAATTCAACTTCGTTAGACTCATTTACTTCTTCTCCATCTACTAAATCTTTAGTAATGTCGTCAATATATTCTACAGAAGCAAAGTTACCTTTCTCTAGCATAACTTCTAACTTTCTACGAAGCTTTCTATTATTAATTAAAAGGTTATTTGAAATAGCCAAGTCAATATAATCTTTAGTTCCTCTTAACTCATCTAACTTATCAATATCTTCTTCATTAACAACTCTGAACTTTCTGAAAATTGGAGAGTATGTGTTAGGTACAAAATCAATTTTATCACTATTTAGGTCGAGAATGGTGATGCCTTTTTGGTCTCCCATATCATTTCTATCCATTTGATATGGAGAGCCTATAAACGAGAAATTTTCATTTGTTTGACGAATGTGAATATGTCCACTAAAAACATGTTTATACTTTCTAAATTCATCAACATCAATCTTGTCAGCATTTCTATGAGCTACTGAGTTTAGGTGCATTCTACAACCATTTAAGTCTGAGTGACAGAATAAATAGTCACCTTGATTATTGGTAATCTCTTTAATCATATCTAGTCTTTTCTCAACCCAAGGCATTAAAACTAATTTTTGACCATCTACTTCAATTGTAGTTGTTTCTGTGTAGACATTTACATTATTAACGTGATTGAATAATCTAACAGAGTTGATATCATTTGAACCTTTGTTCCATAAGTCGTGATTGCCAACAATAATATGTAACGGTAGTATTTGAGATAGTTCTAAAAGAATCTTTTCGGCTTTATATGAAGCAATGATAGGAATAGATGTTCTGTTGTCATATAAGTCACCGCAGTGAATAAGAATGTCACCTGGTTTAGCATTTTCTCTGATGTAAGGAATAAAAGAGTTGTAGAAGTAATCTTCCATCATATCTAACCATTTGTCTAAGTTATTAAGATATACTCCGAAGTGCCAGTCTGTTGTAATAAAAACTTTCATTAAAAAATTGTTTTCTTTTTATATGAAATTATTCAGGTATTGTTTCTTTTCTTCTGGCTTCTCTAGCACATTTTTCACAACCACTTCCAGCGTATAGATGTCCATTTGGTGTTTGTTCAAATTCTCCGTGAACAGGGCATATTATTTTGACTTTACTTCTACAATTCTCATATACTAATAAATCATAGTTATACTTATAGTTATGTTTAATATTTGATTTCTCAACAAAGTCTTTACTTTTTTTACTTCTTCTATTGAGAGCCTTTACTTCTTTTATAATGGCATTTTCTTTAGACTTGCAGTTTTTATTGCAAAACTTTCTATCGGGTCTGCCCCATATAATCTCTTTATTACAATATCTATAATTACAATTCATATACTATTTATTAAATAGTGGAAATGGCATTTTTTACAACATAATATTTTAAAATTGAGCTAAAGAGAGAAAGAAGAAAAATATATAATTTATAAAAAATAATTAAAAAAAATATGCCGTTACCACATTTTACACAGCTATTAAACACAGGTTCACCGGGTGGTCCTGGTACATTACCTGATGAAGTAGTATACCTTAATTTATTTGAGATTACCTTTGTATTGCCTGTTATTTTACAAGCTCAAGGTAGAAACCCTATCTTACTTCTTCAAAATGCTTTGAACATTGATATGAACTTAACACAGTTTGACGTTGGTGTTAAAGAACAAAGATTCAAGTATTCAACTCGTCAATTCTTGACAACTCCAACTAAAACTGCTGGTGAATTTAACATTAAATTCAATGTTAACGTAAACCAACAGGGTTCTATGGAGACTTGGAATGCTTTGAAAGCTTGGTACGATTTAGTATTCAACTCACAAAATGGTTCTCTTCACTATAAAAGTGATATTATCGGAACTGTTATTGTTAACCAACACGATAAAAAGGGTGTTGTATTAAGACGTGTTACTTTCCAAAACGTACAAATTAAACAATTAGCAGGTTATGCTTTAGACTGGTCTTCAAATAACATTATTGAATCAGTTCAAGGTGACTTTATCTATGACTACTTCATTGATGAGTACATTGATAATAACTTTACTATCAATCCTCCAATCGTATCTGGATATTAATAGAAACAGTATTAAAATTAAAAACCCATCTTTTAAGATGGGTTTTTTTATGAGATATAAATAAAAAACCCACTTTTCAGTGGGTTTAATTTTTTAGAATTTAGGTATGTTATTTGACATATTAGAAGCGTTTTTCATCATTGAATTGGCATCAAAATTTGGCATTCCTTTTTGTTGATCTTGTTCTTGTTTCTTTCTAGAATTTTCTTCTTCTTCAACAATTTCGTTAACCAATTTAATATTTTCTTCAAACATCCAAAAGGGCCATTCATCCATAGCCATCTCTTGAGTGTGAAAATGCTTTTGTAAAAGAAGTTTATTCTTTAATATATGCTTCAAAGGCATCATGAATAACGAAAATACCTGACGCTCCGTTGGGAAATTGCATATCTGTGTGGACCTCCTCACCACACGAACAAGTTTTCTTCAATTCCTTGATACCAAAAGTCATTTTACTAACAGCGGCATTTAAGAATTGGAAAGAAATATCATCAATTTCTTCAAAATCTTTCAATTTAGATTTGATACCTTCATATGTAATAGAAGTTCTACCAGCTAACATAAAAGGAATAATCTTTAAGAAAGAAAGATTTGGAGTTCTTTTTTCATTATTTTCTTTTAAGATATAATCTGTAAAAGCTTTTTGAAGACCGATATTTGGTGGAGTTAATTCAAACTCTTTACCATTTACAGTTGTGAAGTGATAAGATCTTGTAGAATTACTGAAGTATCTATCAAGTTTTTCATCAATCGAATGGAATGAGAAATTATCTCTTTTTAACTCTAATTGTAGTTCATTTCCACAACCACATTTTGTAGTTACTGTTAATGAATTACCTTGTTGGAATGTTAATTCTCTAATTAAGAAAATTAAAAATAATCTGTCTTGGTCTTTTACTTCAAGATATGATCCCATTTTACCATCTGAATATTTAATTCTAACACAAGATTGAAGAATATCATTCATTTTTTCAACGATGTCATAAAAGTTTTGGTCATCAACCATTGAGTAAGCTTGAATTTCTTTTACTTGAGCTGGTCTTACCATAAATACAGTACCTGTTGGGTAAAAATCACCGCATGGAAGTTCTTTAATATCAAAGTTAAAATATTGAAGATCTGTAGTTCTTGTATTGTCAATTTTTGGTTGCTCTACAAATGGGATGTCAGAGTTGTTTTGATTTTTAGAAGATTCTAAACTACCAAGATGTTTCTTTAAGTATTCTTCTTCACTCATATTATTTTGTTCAGACATATAATGTTGTTATTTTTTATTTATATATTCATGGAGTAGTTACTCCTATGAATTTACCTTATGATTATAACAAAAAAAAAGAGGAAAGTTTTCACTTTCCTCTTTTTAATATAAAATTTATTAATTATTATCCATTAATGAATCCTCCAGCACTAATTGCTCCAGTTCTCAAGATTGTGATATTATTTACGATAATACCCATACCCTTGATTGGTTCAACATATGTATCAAGAACACCGATTTGGTTATCAATGATTTCATTAGTGTTGTTTTCTTCATCCATTTTATTAAAGTAGTTATATAAACCGTTTCTACTTACATAAGTTTCACAGATAACGTCTGCTCTAAGTTTAATTTCTGCTCTAATATCAGGTGTATTAAATTTCCATTGGAAGTCTAATAACATTCTTGACAATTCTCTTTCAAGTTCGATAAGAACTTCTCTAACGTGTAAGTAAGAAAGAGCTGATTTGTAAAGTGTTTGACCTGTATTCTCAGTCTCAATGATGTTTCCTCTATTTCTCTTGAACACGATTGGGTTCATTTGAGCTTGGTTAATCCACTCGATATCAGTAGAAGTGAAATCCATTTCAGTTGATACTATATTAGTAATTCTACCATTAGTAACACCTGCTGCGATTGTCCAAGGAGTCATACCACTTAGGTTAGAGATGTGTTTTCTCATATAAGTTGTAGCAACCCATGCTGCTGGTGGAACTTCAATTGGTCTACCATTATCATTTACAGTTAAGTAAGGTAAGAAGTAACCTACTGATGTAGAACCTGCTCCGTCTCCGAATGAGTAAAGGAAAGCAGGAGAACTTTCAGGATCACCACCTTTAGCAACGTACTCAAGTTGTAAAACACCTTCAGCATTTACGAAAGTAGGAGATGATGAATTCTTGAATGACTTCATAGAAGGCATATTTAAGATTCCAAGAGCATCTAATCTATCACCACAGATATCTACTAATTGTTGTTTAGATCTTTCAGTTAAACCAAGACCAAATGAGTCAATTAAATATCTAAAGTCAATAGCTTCTTTGTTTGTTATTGCTTTGAATAAAGGAGTTCCTTTAGCAACTAAGTTAAGGATAGCATTTTGTCTTGTTTCAGTACCATCAGGTAAAGAAGCTTGTCTAATTCTAAATCCTTTAAGAGAGATAGCTTTATAAGTAGTAGCATAGTTATCAATAGATGTGTATCTAGTTGTTTGATAGTCACCACTGTAGTTAGTTTTTTCAATTCTAGCATCACAAGTAACTTCTACTAATGTAGCATCTCCAGCATATTGTTTTTTACTTAAAATTCTTGTAAGTTTTCTAGAAACTTCACCAGTTTGTAATACAGCTGTTGGGTCAACATAAGCGGCTAAGAAGTCACCAACTTTAACCTCAGTGTATCTAGAACCATTAATAAGAATCTTATTAGGAACTTGAACGTATCCTGTAGGAATTTCAATTTCAACAGTTTGTTTGAAGTTTGATTTAGCTGATTGTACAAAGAATGTATTGTTAGCTATTGTATCAACTGCTTCAATTGCTGTGAATGTCTCATCCATGAAAGAAACTTCTAATGTGTTATCGTTATTCAAGTACATTTTTAAGTAATGTTTCTTTAAGAAATCATAAATAATACTTACATTCAATACTTCTTCATAAGCAACTTCTTCAGTTACTTCATATGCCCAATAGTAAGCACCTACACCACTTGTGTATCCAAGATTGGTAGCTAAAGCGGCTGGAGTAGCAGCATTTGTTATTGTGAATGATCCAGTATTAAGACTTGAGTTAGGAACAATAAATTGGTCATATGTAGCATATGATGGGTTTGTATTTGAAGTAGTTTCAAATATTACATAGTTGTAACCAGCATATGATGATGTAGCACTTGTAGCAGTCTCGCCATCGATGAAGATAACGTTCATTGTTTCTTCAGCAGATATTAGAGATGCTGGTACTTTATTAGCATAGAAGTAATCTCCTGTGTTAATAACACCATTGTAGAATTGAGTATAGAACTTAGAGTATTTAGCAACAACACCATCAGTCGCAGACCAAACACTTGAAGTCGTAGATACTGTATCAGAACCAAGTAAGAACTCATTATCTAATGTGTAGATTACGAAGTAACCATCAAGTATATCAGATAATTGAGAATCAGTTAAACCAGTATTTAAGATGAATGATTTGTTAGATACTGATGAGTTAACAATATTTGTAATTGTCATATCAGCTAAGCTAACTTTCTCATATCCGTTATTAGGTCCTAAACATAAAGTCATTTTATCTTTGTTAGCAGAGTCAATTAAATCAACTAATCTGTTGAATAATTTGAATCTTCTATATTGAGCATAATTTGCTACAGAAGCTACAGTGTTAGTATTTTCAAAAGTAACTTTAATTACACCAGAATTAGGTGTACTTTGAGTAGCAATAAAGTAATCATCAGAAGCACTAGTACCGAAACTAAAGTCTACGAAACCAGTTGTTCCAACGTTCACGTCAGTTACTGTTACAGTTGATGCTGCGATGTCACCATCTATCATATCAAACTCTACATAACCTAATACGATGTCACTTGCAGCAACAGTTGGTTTTGTAGGAGTTGAACCATAAGCAACACCAGTTGTGTTAGATACTACAGACATTGCTCCTGTTGAGTCTAAAACATAAGTAGATACAAATGATAATGTACCGTAAGAAGCACTGTAATCACTAGCACTTATTGTTAATGTGTTTCCAGTTACTGGAACCATTGTATCACCAATTACAGCGAAAGCGTCAGCAGTAGCTGTATAAGTTAATACGATAGAAGCAGATGATGATGTTAAAGTATCTTTAGTTACATCATATACAAATCCTTCACCAAACCAAGCAGTTCTGTAATCGCCATTGTTAATAATACCTGTTTCAGTTGGAACTGAACCAAATGCGTGAGGATCTTGGTTAATATAACCATTTCCTACATATGTTCCACCTAATAAAGCGGTTACGTTACCTGGTAAATCTAAAGGTTCTGCTGTGATTTCAATTGACTCTGCGATAGTTTCTTTATAAGATAAGAAATCTATTTCAGTTTCATTCACACCAGCTACTGTTTGACCAACTAAGTCTAAAAGACCGTTGTAGTAATCTGTTTCAACTAAATCTGAGTTGAAAGCACAGAATACTCCAGTTCTATCTGTATCTCTGTTAATTGTTGTTTCAATAAAAATATTAGTACCGTTGGCATCTCTAAAATATGGAATTAAGGACAATCCTTCATAATAAGCTAATAAAGTAACATTTCTATCATTAGCAAAGTTTCTGATTTGACTTTTAACAAGACCAGACGCATTGAAGTAAGCACTCCATCTAGTATCAATAGCCAAGTTTTGGTAATCAGACCAATCACCACCAACTACAATAACATCAACCATGTAGTCAGATGCGTAGTCATTAGCGTTAACATATGGTGGAAGTTTCTCTTGAGAACCATACCATTCGATTAAAGTTCTGTCAAAACCAGTTCTAGCACTTTTCACAACAAATACAGTTACGAATCTGTCTGAAAGGTTAGTGATACTGAAAGCTCTTTCAGAATAACCTACGTTAGGTTTAGTTAAGTTAATGAAAGACTCAGTGTCTCTTTTCCAGAAACCTGTTGTATCAAAGAATCTTCTATAAGCTCCTTCTCTTTCAATATCATTCATATTACCAGATGAAGCTGATAATGATTTATACTCGATTGTATCTAAAGTATCATCTGTGCTTAAAAGATTGATAGCGAATACTGGGGATGATTCCAACATTTTTTGAATAGTTCTGTGGAAAAATGAACCTTTTCTTTCTAATCCTCTATCAAGTTGACCAAAGATAGACTCTAAGTCATTGACTGTAGTAAGTCTAATAGGTGTATTTACTG